CAGGTCCAACGGGTCCTACAGGAATTCCTGGTGCTTCAGGATTTCAAGGAGTTCCCGGACCGCAAGGTGCAACGGGTTCTACAGGACCTTCAGGATTTCAAGGTGTTCCTGGTGTTACTGGACCGACAGGAGTTCCAGGAGTTTCAGGTGCCCAAGGAGTTCCCGGACCGCAAGGTGCAACGGGTTCTACAGGACCTTCAGGATTTCAAGGTGTTCCTGGTGTTACTGGACCGACAGGAGTTCCGGGTATTTCGGGTGCTCAAGGAGTTCCGGGTGTTACAGGACCAACAGGAGTTCCGGGTGTTGCAGGAGCACAAGGTGTAGCAGGTCCGACAGGACCAACCGGGGTTCCAGGTGTTTCAGGTGCTCAAGGAGTTCCGGGTGTTACTGGACCTACAGGTGTTCCAGGTGCTCCAGGATTTCAAGGAGTTCCAGGTGTTGCTGGGCCTACAGGTGTACCAGGAGTTTCGGGCGCCCAAGGAGTTCCAGGTCCAACAGGACCAACAGGAGTTCCTGGCGTTTCTGGATTTCAAGGTGTTCCAGGTCCAACAGGACCTACAGGTGTGCCAGGTGCACCAGGATTCCAAGGTGTTCCAGGTTTTGCCGGACCAACGGGTGTTCCAGGTGTTTCAGGAGCACAAGGCGTTCCAGGTCCAACAGGACCAACCGGAGTAACAGGTGCTCCAGGATTTCAAGGAGTTCCGGGTCCAACAGGTCCAACAGGAGTTCCAGGTGCACAAGGTGCTCAAGGTGCTCAAGGTGCAACAGGCTCATCAGGTGTTCCTGGTGCACAAGGTCGTCAAGGTGCTCCAGGTCCAACAGGACCTACAGGAGTTCCTGGTGCTCAAGGTATAGTAGGAGCATTAGGCACACAAGCAACGGCATTAGGTGTAAATACTGCTGCTGGTCCTACAGGCACATTAAGGGCAACAAGCGATATTGTTGCTGGATTTTCTGATGTAAGACTTAAAGATAATATAGAATACATAAAAGAAGCGGATAAAAAATTGTATTCATTAAGTGCTATTTTTTATAAACAAAATGAATTGTCAGAGAAGTTTGGTTATCACACTTATAAAACAGAGATTGGTGTTATAGCACAAGAAGTTCAAAAGATATTACCTGAAATTATTTCTTTAGCTCCTTTTGATATAGATGAATATGGTAACAGTAAAAGCGGCCAAAATTATTTAACGGTTCAATATCAATTCCTTATACCTCTAATTGTTGAAACAATAAAAATACAACAAAAAGAAATAGAAATTCTCAGAGAAAAATTGAATGGCAACTAATAAGGATTTTGTAGTAAAAAATGGATTAGCAGTAAGCAATACATCTTTATCTAATGGAAAGATAATTATATCTTCATCGGGTATTTGGCAAGGAAATAAATCTAACTATCCTGGCAGTCAAGGTCCTCAAGGGTTTGTAGGTTCGCAAGGACCACAAGGATTTTCTGGCGTTCAAGGTCCTCAAGGTCCTCAAGGTCCGCAAGGATCACCTGGTTTTCAAGGACCTCCTGGTGCTCAAGGTCCTCAAGGTCCAGTTGGTGTACAAGGTCCAGTTGGTGTACAAGGTCCACAAGGACCCCAAGGTCCGCAAGGATCACCTGGTTTTCAAGGACCTCCTGGTGCTCAAGGTCCACAGGGTCCAATTGGTGGACAAGGTCCAGTAGGTGTACAAGGTCCTCAAGGTCCACAGGGACCAATTGGTGGACAAGGTCCAGTAGGTGTACAAGGTCCGCAAGGTCCGCAAGGACCTCCTGGTGCACAAGGTCCTGTTGGTGTTCAAGGACCTCAAGGCGCTCAAGGACCGGTCGGTGTACAAGGTCCAGTTGGCGTACAAGGACCGCAAGGACCGCAAGGACCTCAAGGACCTCAAGGTCCTGTTGGTGTTCAAGGTCCACAAGGCGCTCAAGGACCGGTCGGTGTACAAGGTCCAGTTGGCGTACAAGGTCCACAAGGTGCTCAAGGACCTGTTGGAGCACAAGGTCCGGTTGGTGTACAAGGTCCGCAAGGACCTCAGGGTCCAATTGGTGGACAAGGACCGGTCGGTGTGCAAGGACCACAAGGACCGCAAGGACCTCCTGGCACACAAGGTCCAGTCGGTGTGCAAGGACCTCAAGGTCCGCAAGGACCTCAAGGTCCTCAAGGACCGGTCGGTGTACAAGGACCTCAAGGTCCTCAAGGACCAGTTGGTGTTCAAGGTCCGGTTGGTGTACAAGGACCGCAAGGACCACAAGGACCGCAAGGTCCTCAAGGACCTGTTGGTGTTCAAGGTCCATCAGGTTTTCAGGGACCAATAGGAGGTCAAGGTCCGGTCGGTGTGCAAGGACCTCAAGGTCCGCAAGGACCTCAAGGACCTCAAGGTCCTGTTGGTGTCCAAGGACCATCAGGTTTTCAAGGACCAATAGGTGGTCAAGGTCCAGTTGGTGTACAAGGACCTCAAGGTCCACAAGGACCTCAGGGTCCTCAAGGACCAGTCGGCGTACAGGGTCCTCAAGGTCCTCAAGGACCGGTAGGTGTACAAGGTCCGGTTGGAGTTCAAGGACCGCAAGGACCTCAAGGACCTCCAGGCGCACAAGGTCCAGTTGGTGTTCAAGGACCTCAAGGTCCTCAAGGACCGCAAGGTCCTCAAGGTCCGGTCGGTGTTCAAGGACCTCAAGGAGCACAAGGTCCAGTTGGTGGTCAAGGTCCGGTCGGTGTTCAAGGACCTCAAGGAGCACAAGGTCCAGTTGGTGGTCAAGGTCCGGTCGGTGTTCAAGGACCTCAAGGAGCACAAGGTCCACAAGGACCTCAAGGTCCAGTTGGTGTTCAAGGTCCACAAGGACCGCAAGGACCTCCTGGTTCACAAGGTCCGGTCGGTGTTCAAGGACCGCAAGGAGCACAAGGTCCTCAAGGTCCGCAGGGTCCAGTTGGAGTTCAAGGTCCACAAGGACCGCAAGGACCTGGGGGACCTTTTGGATTTCAAGGTGTGCAAGGTCCGCAAGGTCCACAAGGTGGTGCAGGTCCAACTGGATTTACTGGAGTTCAAGGTGCTCAAGGTGCTCAAGGTCCACAAGGACCTCAAGGTGCTCAAGGTACCACATCAACACCTAATGTGAGTGCTTTAGGTATAAATACTGCTGCCGGTCCGACTGGAACAATTAGAGCAACAAGTGATATTATTTCAGGATATTCGGATGCAAGATTGAAAACAAAAATTGCTGTCATTGAAAATTGTTTAGAAAAAATATTAAACATGACAGGAATTTACTACACCCAAAATAGATTGGCTGAGAAATATGGATATAAAGATTATTCGAGAAAAGTTGGGCTCATAGCACAACAAATACAACCTTCTGTTCCCGAAATTATATCACAAGCACCTTTTGATCTTGATGAAAATGGAAAAAGTAAAACTGGTGAAAATTTCCTTGCTGTTCAATATGAGAAACTAATTCCGGTAATCACTCAAGCTATAAAAGAACAACAATTAATTATATCAGACTTAATTAAAAAAATAGAAAAAAGGTAATAAACTTTGGCTACTGCAAATACATTTGTTGTAAAAAATGGATTGACAATTGAAACACATGGTGTTATTGCAGCTAATGGTGTTTGGATAGGCGACACACAAAACATAAGAGGACCTCAAGGTCCGCAAGGTTTTCAAGGAGTGCAAGGTGCTGTAGGTTTTCAAGGCGTTCAAGGTCCATCAGGATTTCAAGGTGCTCAAGGAGTTCAAGGAGTTTCTGGTCCTACTGGAGCACCAGGTGCTCAAGGCATTCAAGGTGCTCAAGGACCTCAAGGTGCACAAAGCACTGTTGCAGGTGCTCAAGGCGCTCAGGGTTTTCAAGGAGTTTCTGGTCCTACTGGAGCACCAGGTGCTCAAGGCATTCAAGGTGCTCAAGGACCTCAAGGTGCTCAAGGACCAACAGCAGGATTCCAAGGGCGCCAAGGAGTCCAAGGACCGCAAGGTGCTCAAGGACCCACAGCGGGATTCCAAGGTGCCCAAGGAGTCCAAGGAGCAACTGGTGCTCAAGGACCTACATCTGGATTCCAAGGAGTTCAAGGACCTCAAGGTCCTCAAGGTGCACAAAGTTCTGTTTTCGGCTTTCAAGGTGCTCAAGGCAGACAAGGTTTTCAAGGACCTCAAGGAGTAACTTCAGGTTTTCAAGGCACTCAAGGAGTTCAAGGTCCTCAAGGAGTTCAAGGAACAACTGTAGGATTCCAAGGTCGCCAAGGAGTTCAAGGTCCGCAAGGCGCTCAAGGACCAACAGCAGGGTTTCAAGGATTTCAAGGAGTTCAAGGTCCGCAAGGCGCTCAAGGACCAACAGCAGGGTTTCAAGGACGCCAAGGTGTTCAAGGAGCAACTGGTGTTCAAGGAACAACTGTAGGATTCCAAGGTCGCCAAGGATTCCAAGGACCTCAAGGTGCTCAAGGACCAACATCTGGATTCCAAGGTCACCAAGGAGTTCAAGGAGCAACTGGTGCTCAAGGACCAACATCTGGATTCCAAGGTAGACAAGGATTCCAAGGTCCTCAAGGTGCTCAAGGACCAACAACTGGTGCTCAAGGACCTTCTGGTTTTCAAGGACCGCAAGGTGCTCAAGGACCAACAGCAGGTGCTCAAGGATTCCAAGGTCGACAAGGATTCCAAGGTGCTCAAGGACCAACAACTGGTGCTCAGGGACCTTCTGGTTTTCAAGGACCTCAAGGTGCTCAAGGACCTACAGCAGGTGCACAAGGATTCCAAGGTCGACAAGGATTCCAAGGCGCACAAGGACCCACAGCAGGATTCCAAGGTCACCAAGGAGTTCAAGGAGCAACTGGTGCACAAGGACCCACAGCAGGATTCCAAGGTCACCAAGGAGTTCAAGGTGCAACTGGTGCTCAAGGACCAACATCTGGATTTCAGGGTAGACAAGGATTCCAAGGACCTCAAGGCGCACAAGGACCCACAGCAGGATTCCAAGGTCACCAAGGAGTTCAAGGTGCAACTGGTGTTCAAGGAACAACTGTAGGATTCCAAGGTCGCCAAGGAGTTCAAGGACCTCAAGGTGCTCAAGCAACCACATCAGGATTTCAAGGTAGACAAGGACCTCTAGGTCCACAGAATATTTTTGGAGTACCAGGATTTCAAGGTAGACAAGGTGCTCAAGGTCCTCAAGGACCACAAAGCACAACTTCTGGATTTCAAGGCAGACAAGGTTTTCAAGGACCTCCCGCTGTACCACCAAATCAAGTTGCAGCACTTGGTGTGAACACTGCTGCTGGTACGACAGGAACAGTTAGGGCTACAGGAGATATTACTGCCGGTTACTCTGATATGAGATTAAAAGATATATTAGGACCGGTTGAAAAAAGTTTGGAAAGATTGGAGAGAATTCGAGGTGTGTATTATGAACAGAATGAATTAGCCAAGCAACTAGGTTTCAAAAAAGAAGGTGAAAGGCAGGTAGGATTCATAGCGCAAGAAGTTCAAGAGGTTTTACCTGAAGTTATCACAAACGCTCCATTTGACTCTAATAAATATGGGCATAGTGTATCTGGTGAAAACTATTTGACTGTTATGTATGAAAGAGTTGTTCCACTTTTAATACAAGCTCTAAAAGAACAAAAGGATCAAATAGAATATATAAAATCTAAAACATAAGGATTGTTATAAAATGAAAGGTGAATGGTGTTATTTTAAATCATATTTCAGCAAGGAAATGTGTGAGAAAATTATAAGTGAAGTACAAGTTTTGCCTATACAAGATGGTTATATAGGAACAGACGGTGGTGAAGGTGTTGATTATAATTACCGAAGAAGTAAGATTAGATTTATAAATTCCGGTGATTGGAGATATCAATATATTTTCGATGCACTATGGAGAACAGCACTCGAAGCAAATCGAGATTTTTTCAATCTTCATATCACCAAATTAGATTTTATTCAGTTTGCAGAATATGATGAAACATATCTAGGTGAATATAAAGAGCATCATGATGTTTTTTGGATAAACAATGATCCAATTTATCATAGAAAATTATCTTGTGTAATTCAACTTTCCGATCCAAACGATTATGTTGGTGGTGAACTTGAACTCACAGAAACTTCGGCGAAATTAGACAAAGATATTAATCAGCAAGGAACATTCATTTACTTTCCTTCACTATTTCGCCACAAAGCAAACCCAGTTACAAGAGGCACTAGATATAGTATAGCAGCATGGTTTGAAGGTCCAAAATGGAGATGACATGCAATTTTATGATGATCCTTTTTCACACATTATTATAGATGATTTTTTACCTATTGATTTAGCAAAAAAATTATCGAACGAATTTATAGACTATAATTCTAAAGAGTGGTTTGTTTATGACAATCCTTTGGAAAATAAAAAAGCATTAAACAATTGGTATCATTTTCCAGAAACTACATATCAATTTTTTCAACATCTAATTTCTCCTCAATTCGTAGATTTTTTACGAAATTCAACTTTTTGTCATGAATTAACTCCTGATTGTGGGCTTCATGGTGCTGGATGGCACATTCAAGGTAATAATGGTAAACTGAATGTGCATTTAGATTATTCATTACACCCTAAATTAAAAATGGAGCGAAAGATAAATCTAATTTATTATCTCTCGGAAGATTGGGATGAAAATTGGGGAGGCAACTTGGAGTTTTGGTCACATGATGAGACCAACAATACACCAAAGGAATTAGTAAAGACTATTGAAAATAAATTCAACAGATTGTTACTGTTCGACACCACACAAAATTCTTGGCACGGATTTTCAAAACCAATTAGATGCCCAGAAAATGTCTACCGAAAAAGCATTGCGATGTATTATGTAATACCTTCTACCGAAAATACCAATCAGAGAAAACGAGCTTTATATTCTCCAACAGAAGAACAAAAGAGTAACACTGAAATTTTGAAGTTGATACAAGAAAGAACATTATGAATAAGAAAACAAAAATTGTTATGATTACAATGTTCAAGAATGAATCTAAAAGCATTCTTAGAATGTTAAATTCTTGTTTGCCTTATGTTGATTATTATGTTATGCAAAACAACGGATCAACTGATGGAACAGATGAAATTGCAAAACAATTTCTATTAGACAATAATCTTTCAGGTGAAATTTATATTTGTGAAGAAGGGTGGAAAGGGTTCGGTTGGAATCGAGATCATCTAATTAAATACTGTCAAAGTGTCGATCACGGGTGTGATTGGATTTTAAAAATGGATTGTGATGAGATATTAGAAGTTGATGATGACTTCGATTGGTCTGTATTTGATGATACGAATATTCATACTTTTCATATACCCGCAGTTCAAGGCACCAGCATCTATCATAGAGCGTGGATGTATAATGCAAAAATGCCTTGGAGATTCAATCACGATCCTTGTCATGAAACTGTTTATTGTGACTTACCTGAAATCGGAAAAGATTTTCAGAGATATGATTTGTCACCTAAGTTCAGACAAACAGGATTCAATACAGGTGAAAGTTGGTCCGATCCGTTTAAATTTGTAAAACATTCTTTAACGTTAGAGCAGCAAATGATATCTGATGGCACGATGTTGACCAATCTATATCATTTTTGGTACATAGGTAAAAGTTATTTTGATGCTAGAGAGTGTGATTCATTTCCTTTAGGAAATTCACAAAGAAAAGAATATGCTAGGAGAGCAATTTATTATTTTCAAGAATTCGTAAATTTTTTATATAAAGATAAAAAAGAAGTTCCAATTGATGAGACTTGTTATCTCTCATTAATTTTTTGTGGTGATTGTTATCAGATGTTAGATAATACATCAGCAGCAATTGCTTCGTATAATCTTTCCGAGAAGTTTGCACCAGGAAGAAATGATCACATTTGGGCACTAACTCTTCTTTATGAAAAAATCGGTGATTATGAAAACATGGTTAAACAAACCACAAGAATGTTACAACCTGAACGAACAAATGCATTTCCCAATTATGTGAACTTCATCGACACTTCAATGTATTGGGACAGCTCAACAGGAAGAGTTCAAGAAATTCATCAACGAGCATTAGAGAAATACGAAAATAATAAACCAAAAGATATTTCAGTTTTCTCAATTCGTAAAAGTTTAGATAGAAAAGTTTTTGTCGTTGATAATTTTTATGACAATCCTGATGAAATTCGAAATTATGCTTTAAGTGTTGAATATCAAGCAGACATAAGATGGTATAAAGGTCTCAGATCAAAAGATACGTATAGACCACATTCGATTAAGAGAACATTTGAAAGAATTATAGGTGAAACAATTACTTTGTGGGATGATGGCTATAATGGAGTTTTTCAAATAACGACATCAAATGATCCTCAAGTTTATCATTATGATCAACAAAGATGGGCAGGCATGATTTACTTGACACCCAATGCTCCTTTAGAAAGCGGTACCAGATCGCACAAATCGAAAATAACCGGGCTTCGACATTCGACCGAAGAGGGTATCGACAACTCCTTTTCTTATGGTTTTTATGACAGCACCAAATTCGATACTGTCGATAATATTGGAAATATATACAATAGACTTCTAATTATGGATGCGAGAGCGATTCATTCTGCTGGTCCTTATTTTGGGCAAAATGAACAAAATGGAAGATTGACACATTTATTTTTCTTTGAGTGAGTATATTATGAAATTTAGCATTATCACACCTGAACACGACCCTAATAATATTCCTTTTTTGCTTGAGTTGTACGACACAATTAAAGCACAAACATACACAGATTGGGAATGGGTTCTATACTTAAACAATAAATGCACAGAAGATTTTTTACCTGAAGTAATAGTAAAAGATCCTAAAGTAAAAGTTTTTTATGATGGAAGTGGTGAAACAAAAGTTGGAGCAATTAAGAATAAAGCTTTTAACTCTGGTACCGGCAACATTCTTGTTGAAGTTGATCATGATGATTTGTTGACACCGGATTGTTTACAAGAATTGTTTATTGCTTTCCAAGAACCTGATGTAGGTTTTGTTTACAGTGATAATGCTGTTCTTCATATGAAAGATGAATTTGTTCCTTATGATCAAAGTTATGGATGGACACACAGAACATTTGATTGGAAAGGCAAGCAATTAATTGCGATGGATAGTTTTGAGCCATCTTCACATTCTCTGGGTTATATTTGGTATGCTCCCGATCATATTAGAAGTTGGAAAAGATCAGTTTATCAAAAGCTCGGAGGGCACAATCCAACACTTTCAATTTGTGACGATCATGAACTTTGTATTCGAACATATCTAACAACAAAAATGAAACGAGTTCCTAAAGTTCTTTACATTTATAGAATCACAGGAAACAATACTTGGTTGGAAAGAAACGAAGCGATTCAAGTTAAGACTGTAGAATTGTTTGCTCAGTATGCACAGAAACTAGCTGAAAAAGATGCAAAAGACAAGAATTTGTTGTGTGTAGATTTGGGTGGAGGATTGAATCCTTATCCTAATTATGTTGCAATTGATTTAAGATCGGATGCAGACATCGTTCACGATTTAAATAATGGCATTCCTCTTCCAGACAACACTGTTGGAGTCATTAATGCCAGTCATATTCTTGAACATTTAAAAGACAAAACTGAAATAATGAAAGAGATTCATAGAGTTTTAGCTCCTGGAGGTTGGGCTTTTATTCAAGTTCCAAGTACAGACGGAAGAGGTGCATTTCAGGATCCCACTCATGTTAGTTATTGGAATGAGAATAGTTTCTTGTATTACACAGACGCATATCTGGCCAATTTTATCGAAAACAAAACTATTCGATTTCAGGAATATAGAAAACTAACATGGTTTCCTAATGATTGGCTGAAAAATCTTAACGTTTGCGTCACGGACGCTTGGCTTGTAGCCATAAAAGAAGGTATGCCTAGATTACCTGGTCCGTTGAGAATATAAATACCTCATAAAACTGTAGGTATTATATGGCAAAAATAACAACAAGATCGCAGTTTAGAGACTATTGCTTGCGCCGTTTAGGTCATCCTGTTATTCAAATTAACGTAGATGACGATCAGGTAGAAGATAGAATTGATGATGCACTAGCATTTTTCAATGATTATCACTATGACGGCACTCAGCAAATGTATTTGAAACACAAGTTGACACAGACTGATATAGATCGTCAGTGGATTCCTTGCCCAGATGCAATACAATTTATTGTTGGTATTTTGCCGTTTGATCAATCGAATTCGTCAGTTAATATGTTTGATTTGAGATATCAACTTAGATTACACGACCTTTACGATTTTACCTCTGTTTCCTATGTTTCGTATGAAATTACAATGCAACATATTCGAACTTTGAATCTTTTATTCTCTGGAACACCTCAAATTAGATTCAATAGAAAGATGGACAGGTTGTATCTTGATATAGATTGGACGAGAGATGTTAAACCTGATGAATATATCATCATTGAATGTTATAGATACATATCACCAGACAATAAAACTTTAACTGGAACCGCAACGATTTCTACTTCTTCGAATACAGTTGTGGGTAGCGGAACGTCATTTACTTCCGAAGTTTCAATTGGTGATGAAATCGTAATTGCTAATGAATCAAAAAGAATTATAACAATAGATAGTGACACTTCTTTGAATGTTAGCTCATCGTATGCCACAAGTTCCAGCGGAAATGCAATGACTGTGACAGGATTTCCGGATGTTTGGAATGATAGATTTTTAAAAGCATATGCTACAGCTAAAATCAAATATCAGTGGGGTTCAAACCTAAGTAAATTTGCAGGTATTCAAATGCCTGGTGGTGTGACGCTTGATGGTCCAAGAATTATGCAAGAAGCTAAAGAAGAAATTGAATCGCTGGAAGAAGATGCAAAGAGCACTCTTTCCATGCCAAGCGAAATATTCATAGGTTAATATGCCTACTAATTTTTATTTCAATAATTTTCCACAACATCAAATAACTAGTGAGCAATTACTAGTTGAAGATTTGGTCATTGAAGCTATGCAGATTCATGGCATGGATGTCTATTACTTACCTAGAACAAGTCGTGATCAAGTCGATATGCTTTATGGTGAAGATCCATTAAAAGAATATAGAACTGCACATGGTCTTGAGATGTATATGGAAAACGTCACAGGCATGGACGGTGAAGGTGACTTCATTTCAAAATTTGGATTAGAAATTCGAGATGAGGTTACACTATTAGTTTCAAGAAGAAGATTTAAATATACTGTGCCACTTACAAGACCTAGAGAAGGTGATTTGGTATACATCCCTCTTGTGCAAAACTTTTTCGAGATTACTTTTGTTGAGCACGAAAACGACCAAGCTATGTTCTACACATTAGGTAGAGGTCGCGGAGGTAATGTTTATGTTTATGCGTTGAAGATGAAACAATATGTGTTCAGTGAAGAGATTATTTCAACTGGTGTTGAAGAAGTGGATGGTCAAGCATTTGACGAATATCGTAGAACCAGATTGTTCTTAGCTAATAATTCTGTGTTCCCAGCAAGTACAGGATCGTTTGTTCCCGGTGAAATCATTTATCAAGGGACAACATTAGCAACAGCGAACGCTCAAGCTATCGTTCATTCTTATGAGCCACATACTCACGTAAATGTAATAAGAATTCAAGGCACCTTTAATACAGGTGAAATTAAAGGTAATACAAGTTCGACACTCAGAAGTGTACTACTTGCAGATACCGACACACAAGTTGATGAAAATGTATTTGAAGATATTTCAGATAATAAAATTATTGAAACTGAAGCAGATTCTATTTTGGATTGGACAGAGAAAAATCCTTTTGGTGAGGCATAATGTTAGGAAATTCACATTTTTATAATAGAACAATTCGAAAGATGATTACTGCTTTCGGAACTCTTTTCAATGATATAACTTTAGTCAGATATAACAAAGCAGGTACGGAAGAATTCGAGAGAACTAGAGTTCCGCTTTCTTATGGTTCAAAAGAAAAATATATAACTCGTTTATTTTCCGACCCAGACTTGACGAAATCAATAAATGTTTATGTACCTAGAATTGCATTCGATTTGGTAGGTATCAACTACGATTCATCTAGAAAGATGAATACTCTGAATAAAAATTTCGCAGTTAATTCTGTTACTAATTCCGTAAACTCTCAGTATTCTCCGATACCATATAATTTCGAATTCGACTTGAGCATTTTCGTAAGAAATCAAGAAGATGGTACACAGATACTCGAACAGATTTTACCTTTCTTTACACCTGACTTTACGGTTACAGCAGATTTGATTCCGTCTTTGGGAAGAAAATTTGACTTACCTATCACTTTAGATTCAGTTTCTCCTCAAATAGAATATGAAGGAGATATGTCATCAACTCGCTTAGTTATCTGGAACTTAACTTTCACGATGAAAGGTTATATATTTCCGCCTGTTAACTTTGGTAACGATAAGATAATAAAGAGAGCAAACACTAACATTTATACCGACAGTAGAAATACAAATATACAAAAAGTCTATGTTGATATGAATACTGGTAATGGTGTTTACACTACAGGAGAAACTATTCGGGTAGTTTCAAAAAACAAAACAGGAACAGTTGTTTATTTCTCAAATAACAGCATAGGAACTTTAGTTGTTTCTGATATGTCTGAATCTTTAGAAGAGAATGATATTGTTGTAGGTGACTTTTCGAACGCCACATATACTGTTGATACGATAGATTTGAATCCAATAAAAAGTGTGTCTATAGTAACTGAAGTTGATCCTTTTGGTGCTACACCAGATGATGATTTTGGATTTATTGAAACCATAGAAGAATTTCCCAATAACTTATCATGAAAAAAACAGATGAAAATTTATCCAGATTATTTGATATTGAACCTTTAGGTAAAGGAGAATCTTCTTTACCAGAAGTGATACCTACAGAAGTAGATTCAGATTTTGAATTCGCTAGACAAAATATAAGAGATTTAGCAGAAAAGGGTAAAATTGCAGTAGACAATATATTAGAAGTAGCAAAAGCAACAGATCATCCTAGAGCATATGAAGTTGCGGCCACTCTGATAAAAAATATGTCTGATATCAATAAAGACTTGATTGAATTGCAAAAGAAGAAAAGAGATTTAGTTCCAGTAAAAGAGACTTCGGTTGTCAATGTTGACAAA